CCAAGATTTTGATAACCAACTACTATCTCAACTCTTCTACCCTGGACTTCAATTTTTTTAGTAATTGAATATCTAGATTTAAAAGTCCAAAATGAATCGTGACCTAGAAGCCATGGATCAAGAAATGCACATTGTGAAAATAAATCTAATGGTGATTTAGTAACAGGAGATCCTGTTAAAATACGTCTGTATTTTGCATATTGTCTTAGTTCTACAATATTTTTAGTTCTATTAGATGTTGGAGTTTTAATTGTAGTAGATTCATCAATTGCTATCATTGCTTTATGACAAGATAAAAATTTAGCTGCAAACTCTGCACCATCTCCAGCAGAAAAAGATTCTACATTCATAAGAAGAATGTGAAAATCAGTTCCAGTTTTAAATAAAGTATTTAATAATTCTTGTTGTTTTTTAGATTTGTCAGATGTTTTCCAAAGAACAACTTTTTTATGTATGTGATCTGGTAAATGAACTGGTATTTCAGAATCAAACCAATTTTTATAAACACCTTTAGGTGCTATTAATAATAACCCATTAATTAAACCTCTGTCGTATAAAATAGCAGCATTATCTAATAATACTTTAGATTTACCTGTACCCATCTCCATAAAATAAGCAAAATTTTCTTTATCCCACGAAGTTTCTAATGCGTCCATTTGATGATCAAATGGTTTAGTTTTGAACTTATAATTTTTTATATCCATAATATGTACTTTACTTTTCTTTCTAATAACTATAATAATACTTTAAAATAAAAAGTCAATGAGCAAAGTATATTTAACACAAGAGATACCTGTCGATAGAGACACAGGACAACCAAAATACAATGTATTAGGTGCACAAAAGTATGGCGACATAGTGACGCTGCTTCCTATGTATTCACAAATTATATTATCTCCCGGTCCATTAATTATAAAACTTAGAACTCTTCTAAAAGATTTTACTGTTGATGATTATTTACTACTCTCAGGCGATCCAGCAATTATTGGTGTTGTATGTTCAGTTTGTTCAGATATTACAAACGGTAAATACAAATTACTTAAATGGGACCGTCAAGAAAAAACTTATTATCCAATCGAGATAAATATTTTTCAAAACTAGACTTGACTTTTAATTAAAAGTTATTATTATCCTATGTATGAAAGTTAAACAGATAACCAATAGGAATAATGTATGTTAATAGATATGCGTAAAGATGCTCCGGATCAGGCAAACACTGTTGATCCCGACAAACTATCAACTGAGGTTGAAAAGTTAAGATCTATTCAAAATGAAATCAAATCTTTTGAAGATAAAATAAAAGAATTAAAAGAAGATGAACGACACTTTAGTTGTCTTGTGATTCCAAAATTAATGGATGACATGAACTTAAGTAGTTTAAAATTAAAAGACGGTTCAGAATTAACCGTTAAAAAAGTATTTAGTGCCACATTAAAAGCTGATAAAAAAGCTGAAGGCATACACTGGCTTCGAGACAAAGGCTTAGGAGATATAGTAAAAAATAATATTACTGTGTCTTTTGGCCAAGGCGAAGATAACAAGGCTGTCGATTACGCTAGCCTTGCGAGGTCGAATGGGTATGAACCTATCCAAGAGGAGAAAGTTCACCCATCGACACTCAAAGTAGTTATGAAGGAATGGAAAGACAAAGGTCAAGAAGTTCCAGAAGAACTATTCAATACATTTGATGGAAATCAAACGTATTTTAAAAATAAAAAATAAATAATAACTCAATAAGGAGATATAACTATGGCTGATACAAATGCTATGACGAAGAAAGATAATGCAGGTGCATTATCTACAATCAATCTTAGAAGCGATTCTGGGAGAGGTTCTGAAGAAATAAAATCGGATGATATGTCAACACCGATTTTAAAAATCCTACACCAACTATCACCAGAGTGTAATGCGACTAATGCAAAATATGTTGAAGGTTCAAAACCTGGAATGATATTTGCTAAAGGTCTTGGTACACTAGTTGATGGTACTAAAGGAGTGGATGTTTTAATTTGCCACGTGCAAACAAGATATCCAGAATGGCAAGAAATGGGAGACACTGCATCTCCGCCTGTAACAACACACTTATCTATTCCAAGTGATGCACAGGAAGAAAGAAATGGTAAGTGGAGATTATCAAATGGTAACTACATAGAGAAGACTGCATATTTTTATGTGATCGTTTTAGGTGATGAGCCTAGACCTGCTGTAATTACAATGAGATCTTCTAACTTAACGGCTGCTAGAGAATTAAATCAGTTGATTAAAAATCTTAGATTTAAGGATGACAAAGGTGTTTACAACCCGGCAGCATACGCAGCAGTTTATACTTTAAAAACTGTTGGTAAAGTTGCAGGAAGTAAAAGCTGGCATGTCTACAAACCATCTATGAACAGAGCATTAGATGTTTCTAAGAAAGAGGACGCTGACTTATACGTAATGGCACAGGAACTACAAAAAACTGTGTCTAAGGGTTCTGTTAAACCTGAGTATGAGAAGAAAGTGGAATCTAAAACTGAGGACATTGTATAATTCACTAAGTGAATACTTCGAAGACTGGGCGGCTACGGGAGACTGTGGCCGCTCGTATAATAAAAGAATAAGGAATAGAAATGAAAGATTTTATAAAATATTTTACAGGTTTGCAGAGAGATTTTGGTTTCTGTAATATTAATAAAGGTTACAAAGATCCAGAAACAGGAAAGATAAAATTTAACAATGGTGATTATGGCTGGGCTGGAAAAACAATTTCAAATAAAGATTACGAAGAACATATAGAAGGTATAAAATCTATAGGTATTCAACCTTGTGATGATAATGGTTATGCAAGTTTTGGTGCAATAGATATTGATCCTAAGATATATAAAAATTTTGATGTAAAATTTTATCTAGATGTTAATCAAGAAAAAGAATTACCTTTAATACCTATTAAATCAAAAAGTAATGGATTACATTTGTATGTATTTACAGAAGAACCTGTTAAAGCTTTAGAGATAAAAGAATTTTTAGAGCAAGTATTATTTTTATTTAATCTAACTATTAAAACAGAAATATTTCCTAAACAAACTAAACTAGGTTCTAATACTGAAGGTCAAAAAATGAATGGTAATTTTATTAACCTTCCATACTTTAATAAAATAGAAAGAGTTGCATTAAATCCAGATGGTAGTGAGATGGATTTAGATACATTTTTAAAATGTATTGAATTAAATAAAGTTAAAGTAGAACATTTAAGAAATATAAAAAGTAAAATTATTGAGAACGAATTAAAAGGTGGTGCTGATGAATTTAATGATGGTCCACCATGTCTGGGAATACTAACTAAAGATATTATGGTTGAAGGTAGAGATCGTTTTCTTTTTAATTATATGGTATTTGCTAAGAAAAAATATGCTGATAATTGGAAAACAAAAGTACTAGAAGCTGCTAGAAATTATTTTAAATTTGATCAGAACTGGACAGACGATCATGTTAAACAAAAGATAAAGAGTTGGGACAAAGCAACAGCAGGACATACCTGTCATCAAGATCCAATCAATACTGTGTGTGTTAAATCAGAATGTATAAAAAGAAAATTTGGTATAGCTAGTGAAGCTAAAGCAAGTTGGCCTGTACTAGGTAACTTACAAAAAATAGATTTTAAACCAGATCCAGAATACTATTTTACGGTTGAGAGAGAAGATGGTGAGACTATTCCAATTCATGCAAAAGATGTAAATAAAATAAAAGAACAAAAAGAAATGCGTGGTTTAATTATGGCTCAAGCGGATATTCCACCACCACCTATCAAAGGTATGGAGTTCTTTGAAATTATAAAAGCGTTGTTCTCTAACATTGATACAGTGCAACCGGCTCCAGGAACCAGGCCTCATGAGATATTACATAAACATTTAAATAATTTTGTTAATGGTTCAAAAGCTACTAACTACCATTCATTTAAAAGTGGAAACGTTTTTAAAGATGAGGTGTATGCATATTTTGTTTATGATGAGTTTTATATTTTTTTAAAAGAAAGAGAATGGAAAAAAGATTCTTCAAGAACTTCTCATATGATTGAAAAATTATTTGATAAAGAAGAATTTGAAGGTAGACCTAAACCAGAGTTTAATAAGAAGAAAAGATTTCCAGGTAAAGATAAGAAAACAGATAAACCTTATCCAGGTGTAGGTGGATGTGCGATGATACCTTTATATATTATTGAAAAAGAAGATGAAGATGTAGAAGACATTCTACATATAGAAGATCAAGAGGATATTGTTTAATGATATATAAATTTTTTGGACCACCAGGTACAGGTAAAACTCATAAATTAATATCTAGAGCTAAAGCTTATGTTAGAATTGGTACACCTCTTCATAAGATTGGTTACTTTGCATTTACTAAAAAAGCTGCATTAGAAGCTAAAAAGAGAATGCCTGCAGAAGATAAAAAACTTCCATACTTTCAAACTCTTCATTCGTTTGCTTACCATCAATTAACATTAAATGAAGAAGATGTTATGCAACCTTTTCATTATGAAGAACTTGGAAAATTATTAAATGTTAAAGTTAAATACTATGACAAATATAATAAAGATGAAGTTAGTTTCTTAAATTGTGATAGTCCCTATTTTCAAATGATAGGTAAAGCTATGAATAGAGATGTAGATATTAGAGAAGAATTTGATAGAAATGAACACAACAGTAAAGAAATTAAATGGCATTTATTAAAACATATAGATGACAATTTAAAAGTTTATAAACAAAAAAGAAAACTATTAGACTTTAATGATATGATTAAAAGTTTAATTAACAAACAAAAACTACCTAAATTTAAAGTTATATTTATAGATGAAGCTCAAGATCTATCACCTTTACAATGGCAACTGTTTGATAAATTAAAAGAATATGCTGATGATATTTATTTAGCAGGAGATGATGACCAAGCAATCTATGCATGGGCTGGAGCAGATGTAGAAAGATTTATAAAAGAACCTGCAAAAGAAACAGTGTTAAAGTATTCAAAAAGAATATCTAAATCAGTTCAAGAACAATCAGAATTACCTATTGAAAAAATTATAGGACACAGAAAAGAAAAAAAATATTATCCGAGAGATTTTGAAGGACATAGTGAAAACATAAATAACTTAGATCAAATAGATTTAACAACAGGTAAATGGTTAGTTCTAACTAGAACTATATCTAGACTCATGAAAATTAAAGATGAATTAATTAAAAGAAATTTATATTTTGAAAGTAAAAAAGGTAAGAGTTTTAAAGTAAGATTATATAAAGCAGCAATGAATTATGATTTATGGTGTCGGGGTAAAATATTAGATGAAAAAGATGTTAAAGATATTAATGAATTTATAGGTCATGAACAATGGAACAGAGAGATTGATTGGTTTAATGCATTTGAGGAAGCAGATGAAATTGAAAGACTTTATATAAAAAACATGATTGATAATGGAGAAAATTTAAATGAACCTGCCAGAATATGGATATCTACTATTCATGCAGCAAAAGGTGGGGAAGAAGATAACGTAATTTTATGTCTTGATATTGGAGATAAAATAAAAAAAGCTATGTTGAAAAGCGTAGACAAACATGATGAAGAACATCGTGTTTGGTATGTGGGAATAACACGTGCCAGAAATAATCTATATAAACTAAAAGCTAACTTAAAAAGGAATGAGTATAAACTATGACACATAAAGATATGTTTGAAGATACATTTCCACAAGATAAACAAATCGGTGGATCTCACTACAAGGACTTTCATATTCAACCTTATGAATTTATATCCAAGAATGACCTTTCTTTTTTCCAAGGGAATGTTATAAAATATGTATGCCGTTATAAAAACAAAGCGGGAATACAAGACCTTGAGAAAATAATTCATTATTGTGAATTACAAATTAAAACAATGAAAGACTTAAAGAAAAAATAATGATTATACCAACTACAGAATGGTTAACACCTACAGAATTTCCTGACCTAAGAAAATACGACGAGATTGCTATTGACTTAGAAACAAGAGATCCAGATTTAAAGAGTAAGGGTTCAGGAGCCATCATTGGTAATGGTGAAGTTGTAGGTATAGCTGTCGCTGTAGAAGGTTGGAAAGGTTATTATCCAATTGCTCATGAAGCAGGTCCAAACATGGATCGTAAAAAAGTATTAGAATGGTTTAAAGATGTTTGTCAATGCCCTGCTACAAAAATATTTCATAATGCGATGTATGATGTATCTTGGATACGTAATTTAGGTATAAAAATCAATGGTTTAATCATAGATACTATGATTGCAGCATCTATTATTGATGAGAATAGATTTCAATATTCATTAAATTCTTTATCTTGGGTTTATTTAAATCAAGGTAAGAATGAAGCTCTATTAACTAAAGCTGCTAAAGAAAGAGGATTAGATCCTAAAGCAGATATGTGGAGATTACCTTCAACAGAAGTTGGCGGCTATGCGGAAAAAGATGCTGAACTAACTTTAATGTTATGGCAGAAATTTAAGAAAATAATTATAGAAGATGATCTTCAAAATATATTTAATTTAGAGACTGATCTTTTCCCTTGTCTAGTTGACATGCGTTTTTTAGGAGTAAGAGTAGACGTTCAAAAAGCTCAGCAATTGAAGACAGCATTAGCATTAAAAGAAGAAAACTTAATCCACCAAATAAAAATAGAAACAGGAATAGAAGTTCAGCTAATGGCCGCAAGAAGTATTGCTCCACTTTTTGATAAATTAAATTTACCTTATGAACGAACTGTGAAATCAGATGAACCTTCATTTACTAAAAACTTTCTGGTGAATCATAAACATCCTGTAGTTAGAATGATAGCAGAAGCTAGAAAAATAAACAAGGTTAGAACTACATTTATTGACTCCATTATTAAACATGAACATAAAGGTAGAATTCATGCAGACATAAATCAAATACGATCAGATGACGGAGGAACAGTTACGGGAAGATTTTCATATTCTAATCCAAACTTACAACAAATTCCAGCCAGGGATCCGGAAACAGGGCCTTTGATAAGATCTTTATTTATTCCAGATGAAGGTTGCAAGTGGGGAACATTTGATTACTCACAACAGGAACCAAGATTGGTTACTCATTATGCATCAAGATTTGGTTTATCATCTGTAGAACCAGTTGCTAGTGCTTATGAACAGGATCCAACTACAGACTTCCACAAAACAGTTGCACAACTAGCTAATATAGATCGTAAGGAAGCTAAAACAATTAACTTAGGTTTGTTTTATGGTATGGGTAAAGCAAAACTAATGAATGAATTAGGTGTAACTAAAGAAAAAGCAGATGAATTATTTGCTAACTATCACAACATGGTTCCATTCGTTAAACAATTAATGAATAAATTAATGACTGCTTCTCAAACTAAAGGTCAAATAAAAACATTACTTGGAAGACGTTGTAGGTTTCCTAAATATGAACCAATTCTTAGAGGAAGTGATTGGGGCACATTCGTACCTGCAGAAGATCATGAGAGAATGGAAGAATTAAAAGATATGGGTCCATATTTAAAAGATAATGAAGATAATTTCATTACTGATAAAGATGGTAACAAAAGAAAAAATTATTGGCATGGTAATCCAACAAGAAGAGCCTTTACTTACAAAGCATTAAACAAATTAATTCAAGGTAGTGCTGCTGATATGACTAAAAAAGCAATGGTTGATCTATATAAAGAGGGCCATTTAGCTCATATACAAATACACGATGAACTTGATTTT